AATCCCCGTTCTGGCGCGAGAAGGCGCTGATCGTCCAGGCCGCTGAAAACGAGGCGCGCAAGCAATTAGAGGAGCGCAAGTAAATGGCCGTTGTTGCCGCCCAACTCGAAGCCATCGTATCGGCCTCCGGGGTCGATAGCACGGCTGCGCAACTCGCGGCCATGGCCGCATCAGCAGACGCGGCGGATGTCTCGCTCGGCTCGGTCAGCGCGGCGGCGGCAGGAACGGGCGCGGGCCTGGACACGGCGGGCGGGAGCGCGGGCGCGGCTGGCGCGGGCTTTGATGCGTTAGCAGCATCAGCCGATGCCGCCGCCGCCTCGCTGTCAGGAACCGATGGCGCGTTAGCAGAGGCGTCAGGTTCCGCTGATGCCGCCGCCGGATCACTCACGGCGGCTGGTGCGGGTATGGATGCGATGGCCGGGAGCGCCGATGCTGCTGCCGGGAGCTTAGCGGGCGCGGATACGGCACTGGAGGCAACGGCGGTCGCAGAACAGGTGGCGGGCGACGGGGCCGAAAAAGCGGCGGCCAAATTCTCCATCATGAAGGATATGAGCGACAGCACGAAGTCGAGTATGGAGTCCTTTATCGGCGGCATTCCGCTTATGGCCGCCGCCGCCGTCGTCGCCATTACCGCGCTGTCCGTCAAAATGGCCGGTGACTTTCAGGAGTCGATGACGCAGCTTGTCACCGGCGCGGGCGAGAGCAAAGCCAACCTGGACATGGTGTCACAGGGCATCCTCAATATGGCCGTCTCCACCGGCACATCGACGAAAGACCTGTCCGACGGCATGTACATGATAGAGAGTAGTGGGCAGCACGGCGCGCAAGCTCTCCAAACATTGACTATTGCCGCAGAGGCCAGTAAAGTCGGAAATGCCTCGTTAGCCGATGTTGCCAACGGCGTCACGACCGCCATGACCGATTACGCCTCCTCAAACATCACTGCTGCTGAGGCGGCAAATACGCTCATCGCTACGGTCGCAAGTGGCAAAACCCATATGACCGATCTGGCACAATCTCTCTCGACGATCTTACCAACATCCTCTGCTCTGGGAGTATCATTTCAGGATGTGATGGCAAGTATGGCAACCATGACTGGCGAAGCCGTTCCTGCCGCCGTCGCTGCCACCTATTTGCGACAAACCCTCATGGCGCTGGAAAATCCCGCGACCAAAGCGAAAGACGCCATGAAGGCGGTCGGATTGTCGAGTACCGCCGTTGCCGAAGAGATGAAGAAGTCGCTTCCTGGCGCGCTCCAGATGATTACCGATGCGCTCTCGAAGAAGTTTAAGCCGGGATCGGTAGCCTTTAATGATGCACTGGCAACTATCGCGGGCGGCAGCAAGCAAATGCAGGGGATGCTCGATCTCACCGGCACGCATCTCAAAACCTTCCAGAACAATGTGAAAACCATCGCGGGATCGGTGAAAGACGGCGGGAAGAGTGTCACCGGCTGGTCGGAAGTGCAAAAAGACTTTAATTTCAAACTGGCCCAGGCTGGTGAAATTCTCCAAACGGGCCTCATCCGGGCTGGCACGGCGCTGCTTCCTATCGTGACCTCGCTCGTCGGCGGCTTCGTTTCCTTTGTTGGCACGCTGTCCAGTTGGATATCCTACCTGCAAGGCGGGTCCGCCGGGGCGACTGCGATCAAGGGTGTCCTGATTGTGCTGGGGGGCGCGCTCGCCGGGTTGACGGTGTACGCCCTGACCTTTGTAGCGGCGGCGATTCCGGGGCTGATCGCGGGTTTCATTGCCTGGGCGACAGCGGCGGGCGCTGCCGCGCTTGCAACCCTGCTTGCCGCTGCCCCGTTTATCGCCGTTGGGGCCGCTATCGCGCTGCTGGTGGTTGGCATCATTGAGGCGATCAAGCATTGGGGCGCGATTGTCAAATTCTTCCAGGGGCTGTGGACAACGGTCTGGGGCGCGGTGTCGTCATTTTTCGTGGGGATATGGAACAGCGTCGTCGGCTTTTTCGAGGGCATTTTTGCGCGCTTTAAGGCCGTGTTTATCGCGCTGGGCATCCTGATGGCAATCGTCTTCGCGCCGCTCATTTTGGCTATTGCCGCTATCGCCGCGCCATTTGTCGGGCTATTCCTCCTTTTTACGCATTTTCATCAAGTGCTGCAATTCACGCAAAACATCGCGCGCGTGGTGTGGCAGGGGATTCTCAATGCCATCCTCGCGCCGATTCACCTGATCGGCGCGGCGTTTGAATGGCTCTACGCGCACAACACGTATTTCCAGAAACTTGTGGATGCGATACGCGGGATACTCACAGCGGGCATTAAGTGGATACGCGGCATTTGGGAGGATGTGATCGGCTGGATCGTGTCCAGATGGAATTACCTGAAAGAAATGGCAACCCTCTATTTTATGATGATGTATGTCGAGATTCAGTCCAAAATTCAGCAAGTCGAGAATTTCATCCATTCCATTTGGGAGGCGATTCTTTCCTACCTGCAAGGCCGGTGGCAGGTGGTCGTCTCGCTGGCGACGTCGTTGTGGGCAAAAGTGACCGGCGTCTTTCAGGCCGCGTGGAACGGGATATCAAACGCGCTGCACAGTTTATGGTCAAATATCGTCAATTTTGTGTCCGGCTGGCCGTCTCAGGCCGTGCAGTGGGGCGTCAATCTCATAAAATCGTTCATTTCCGGCTTGCTATCTCAAATCGGCAATATCGGTTCTGCGATTGGGTCAATCGCGGGCAAGATCGCGGCGGGGCTGGGCTTTCATTCGCCCACCAAAGAGGGCGAAGGGCGCAATGCGGATAAATGGGCCCCCGCCTTTGTCTCGATGTATACCGCCGGGCTACTTGCCGGTATCCCCAAATTCGCCGCCGCCGCGCAAAAGCTGATGAAGCCGATTGCCGTCTCGCTCAACCCCACGTCTTCTCTGACCAGCCCTGGCGCGCCCTACATGCCATCCAGCGCGGCCATGCTGCAAACATCCGCGGCGCAAGCGCAAGCGGGGCAAGCGCAGCCGATTATCCTGCAAGTGGACGGCATCCAGTTTGCCCGCGCCGTGTTACCGGGCATCGTCAACCAATTGCGGTATAGAGTAGGGGTGATTGGAAGATGATGCTTTTCGCGCAACAACCGCATATCGAGACGCACACTCAAAAGAGCAACGAGTGGTATACATCCGCGCGGTATATTGAGGCGGCGCGGGCGGTCATGGGTAGCATCGACACCGATCCCGCCTCATGTGAGTTAGCAAATCGCACGATTCAGGCCACAACCTACTACAGTAAAGAGGATAGCGGCCTTGCGCATGACTGGTATGGCAACGTCTGGTTAAATCCCCCGTTTTTGAAAATAGAGAATAAAAGCGGTATTGCCCTCTTTGTCAATAAACTCGTGTGTGAGTATCGTTGTGGTCATGTCTCACAGGCGGTATTGCTTGCAACCTCCGATTGTGATGCTTCCTGGTTTCATCAACTCTGGGACTACCCGATCTGCTTTCCCGATCACAATGTCTACTTTGATCGGCCTGTGGGACTATATGAGCGCGTTGAAAAAGAGGCGCGGCATGGACATTGGTTCGGAACTGTCTTTGTCTATCTCGGCAAGCATGAACAAACGTTCATCGACATCTTTAGCCAGTTCGGAACCATCGCCCGCCGTGTGAGCGCGCAGCGCCAGTCTTGTGTAACATCACAGGAACTGTGGGAAGGCGGCGCGCTATGACCATCGCCTTGAACGTGTACGGCACAAGCATTGCAGCTACCACGATCCCGACGGCGGGCGCGCTGGCGACGACGACGTGGCTAGGGGCGGACGCCGCGACGAATACGAAAGTGAGCAACGCGACCGGCTTTGGCGAAATCGCGGCGCTGGGAACCAATGCGGTGTGGGCGGGCGGCGCCGGGCCGATTGCAAGCATCGCGCCAACGGGCCTCGGCTGGCTGCTCGATAGTTCACTGCTGTTCGGACAAACGATTGCCGATGGGCTGTGGACGCCTTCCGTCACGATGCGCGTCACGCTGGGAACGATTACCGCCGATCTGTACTTGCGTTCGTGGATGTACGATACCAGTACGGGCGTCTATACGCCGATTGCGACGTTCCTGCTGAGCGGGCAAACGATTACCGCGACGAAAACGACCTACACCTGGGCGGGCGTGGGCGTCGATGCAACGGCCTTCAGTTTCACGCAGCGCCTCTATCTTGACCTCATCCCCGACGTGCTGGGCAACTCCAACGGCTCCGGCTCATCCGCGCAATTCGCGGTACGCCTTAGCACCGTGGCGGGCGCGGGCGTCGCGGGTGATGTACAGGTCAGCACGCCCGGCTTTGCGCCATCGGCGCTCATGTATGGCGTGACGACCTTAGAAAAGTACGTGCTGGGCAATCCGTCCGCCGTGGCGGCCTCGCTGGCGGCGCTCGGCCCGGTCACGGTGCGCCTGCAATGCCACAACAAGGACCACGAGACGGCGCAAACGGTGAATACGACCTCCGCGACGGCGATTACGCCGGGGGTCACTACAGTCACGCCCGCCAGCATGACCAATATCACCACCAGCACCGCGCTTTTCATTGCTGATCCGGCGGGCAGTGAATGGGTCACGCCCACGTCGGTGACTGGCACCACCTTTACGGCCACGTTTGCACAAACGCACAGCGCCTCCGCCTACGGCATCTATGCCGCGACGTACACCTGGACGACGATGGATACGGCGCTGAGCGCCCTGGTCGTGGCGGGCTGCAAGATTGTGCTGACGCTGGAGGGCTTTAAGCCCTGGTGGCTTGATCCGACCTGTTCGCTCCCGATGTGGCAGGGGATGCAAATGTGGGGCTATCAGGTGATCCTGCGCTATGGCGGCGTGATATGCGGGGTCGAGCAGGGCAACGAAGAGTTTGCGTATGTCTCCGGCGCGTGTCGCAACGCATCGGTTTACGCGGCGGTGATCGCGAACACGTACCCGTACCTGAAACCGCTCAACCCCTCGCTCACCGTCGGCTGTTTCGGCTATACCAGTTTCTCCGGCAACATCGGCAACAACGGCGATCCCGCGTACTGGTTTGGCAATCTCTTCGCGGCAGGCGGCGGCGCGCATATGGATTACGCCAACTTTCACTTCTACAATGCCGGACACGACCCCCTTGATCTCAACCCCGGCGGCGCGCCGCCGCTCCTCACGGTGGTGTCGGCCATCAACGGCGCGATGGCGGCAAACGGCGTCAATGTGCCTATCCGCGTGACCGAAATTGGCTGGGAGGGCAAAGGATCACGGGGCGGCACGACCTGCCCGCACGATGTCGGCCCGGCGGTGCAGGCGGCCTACCTCATCGAAACGTTCACGCTGCTCAAAACCGTCAGCAATGTCGAGGGCTGTTACCTCTACACCTGCAACGCCGGAACCTATTACGACTGCCACGATATCTACGGCCTGCCAAGTTACGCGATTGTGCAGGCGTATATGGCGATTGTGCCGACGCCTCCGCCTCCGCCGCCGGTATCCACCGATACCTACAGCGTGCAGAGTAACGGCGTGACGCTGTTCATTCTCGCTGGCACGCTCACGATTGACAGCACCATCGGCAAACGTTCACAGGCCACCTTCACGGCATACACCAACCCGCCGATGCATTTTGTGCAGTATCAACAGGTGCAAATTTATAACGCGGCGGGAACGCTCGTCTTTTCCGGCTATATCACCACGCCGCAGGAGCAGCGCCCCGGCTTTCAAAATAGCCTTATCCATACCATTACCTGCTGTGACCAGCACTGGCTGGCGGATAAGCGCATCATGGCGGCGGCGTTCACGAACAAAACGTGCGGGGAAATCGTGCAGTGGATTCTCACGAACATTCTCGCGCAAGAGGGCGTGACGGTTGGGCAGATTTACGACGGCATCCCGCCCGCGCCCACGCTCTATCCAAGTCCCACGCTCTATCCGGGCGGCAACGTGGGCCTCGTTCCGCAGGCCAATTTCGTCTACTGCACCGTCTCAGCGGCAATGGACGCGCTGGTCAGTCAGGCATCGGCCGCCGGTATCCCCTACTACTGGCAAATCGACGAGAACAAGCAACTCTGGTTTGTGCCGTATACGGCGGTCGTCAACACCAACGTCGTTGACGGGACGCAAATCGAACTGATCAACAACCCGCCGACCTTGACCCGCGCCAATCCGACCTACCGGAACACGCAGTACATCGGCGGGGGCGTGCAGCAGACGGCGCAGCAGACGGAGATACGCACCGGCGACGGCACGACGCGGGCGTGGGCGATGGGCTATGAGATGAGCGCCGACCCGACCGCATCACCGCCGGTGATCAGCGTCAACCTGGGCAACGGCAGTGGCGGCTATCTCGGCTACACCACACAATCGGTCGGACTGAAAGGCGCGTCAGGGCAGGCGTTCTACTGGTCGGCGGGCGATGCCGTGATTACGCAAGATAGCGGGCAGGCGGTGTTACGCGGCGCGCCGTATAACGACCTCGTGAAAGTCGTCTACACGGGGCAGTACGAGACGATGATCCTCGCGCAGAACGCGGCACAAGTGGCGTATCAGGCCGGTATCGATGGCACATCAGGCATTGTGGAGGAAGTCGAAACTGATCAGACGATTACCAGCATCGCCAATGGGCTGTCTGAGGCGGGGCAGTACCTCACGCGCTACGGCACGCAAGGCGCGCTCTTGCAGTTCACGACGCTGCAAACGGGCTTCGCGCAGGGGCAACTGCTTACCAACGTCAATCTGCCGATGCACGGCCTCAGTAATGCGCAGATGCTGATTGAGGAGGTATCGGCCTCCGATCAGACGGATAGTTTCAATATCTGGTTTACGGTGAAGGCGGTGATGGGGCCCTATGATGTGAGTTGGCAGGACTTCTTCATCAAGACGTTTGGGCAGAGCGCGCCCGCCAACAGCATCAATGTCGGCCTCTCGCAAAATGTGCCGTTCCTGGCGCAAGCGGTGATGCCGGTCTCTGTCACCATGACCGCGACGGCAACGGTGGCTCCCTGTCCGTTACCGTCGCCAACGTTATATCCCAGCCCAACCCTGTATCCCTGCTAAGGAGCGTCTATGGCATCATTTACGGTCACAAAAACCAACGTCGGCCTCAATCTCTGGCGCGACGGTGAGGCGGGCGCGAATAACCCGCAAATTACCTATGTCGCGCTGGGCAATAGCACGAACGCGCCCACGGCGGGGGATACCACGCTGGGCAATGAGACCTTTCGCAAGCAGGTGACGACCCAGACCAACGGCGCGACGGGCGAAATCCTGATCACGATGTATCTTGGCCCCAATGATGATATCGGGGCCGATATTGAGGAGGTCGGCTTTTTTGGCGGCAGCACCGCAACCAGCACGCCGAATACGGGCATCCTCGTTGCGCATGGTCTGTGGTCGCACAATCCAAAAGCCAACACAGAATCGATCACCTTTACACTCGATACCACATTCTCCTAAAGGAGGTTTCATGCCAAATTACAATCCCGTCTATACAGCGCCGTATGTGCCAACCGGCAATCCGTGGGTCAACTTTGGCGCGCCGGGCATCTCGCAGTCCTATCTCGACAACATCGAGGGCTGGGTCTACATGGTCGATAACCCGCCCGATGTGACGCTTGTCGGCACAACCGCCGGGACGGCGCATTTGTGGGAACGGGTGTTTCACAACCGCAAGGAGATTGAGATTTTCTTCGCGGGCTACGAGAACTCGACGGGAACGCCACAGTCGATTGTGCTGCCCACGGCGTTTAGCGTGATTGCCTGGGCGGCATCGGGCGGCTTTACCACGTCAAGTAGTAACGGCCTGCAATTCTTGCTCTCCGGCACGGCGCAAAACATCCATACGTGCGGGAGCCTTGCGGGCGGCAGTTTCAACACAACGACGACGCTGCTCCGCTACTGCCCAGGGGCGGAGATATTGGCGGGCTTTGACACGATCTCGATTGAGGGCAGCTATAGCGGCACGGCGTCAGGCGTGGTGCGTATCTGGGGCAATTAACGGAGCGCGAGGAGAGCAGGTGTTCATGCCACTTGATGTGACCGATTACGAGAAAATTGCCGCCATGATCCGCGAGGTGCGCGAGGAAATCAAGATGCTCCGGCAGGAGGTGGTTCCGACGGACGTGCAAACGCTGGTCAACGCGACGATTGACAAGGAACTCAAACTGGTGCAGCAGCGACTCGGCAAGATTGAGGCGAAAATGGAGAACGCGGCCACCACATGGATCATGCGCGCGGGCGTCATTGCCGCGCTCGTCCTCTCGCTCTTAGAAATTTTAGCGCATGTCAAGATATCGCCGTAAGGGAGGGACTGATGATCGCTCTGATCAATGAACTGTTATTCATCCTGAGCTTTAGCGTGCTAACCGGCGCGATGGGCGTGTGGGCGACGGTCACAATCCTACGCTACCGGGAGGAACGGCGCGAGCGGAACACAAGGAGCAGCAGATGAGCAATCCAACCAATGCCAATCCGGGCTTTCCGGAGGCGGCAACGCAACTCTACGATGATAGCGGCAATCAAATCGTGGTCGCGCGCGCCAAAAACGTCGGCACATCGGCGGGCGGCACGGTGTACGGGGATATTGGCGTTACCGTCGAGATCGAACCGGTTGCGAACCAGGAGGTCAACACGAAGGCGGGCGACATTGCCGCAGGCTCCGCCGTCGCGGGCGCGTTTGTCGATGGCGCGATTGCGACGCTGGGAACGGAAGGCGATAGCGCCATCACCAATCCGGCCTCATCCGGCACGCTCCTGGCCTTTACTAAAGGACTGCTGACCAATTTAGCGTTAGGCCAGAAAACGAAGGCCAATAGCCTGCCGGTCACGCTGGCAAGCGACCAGGGAACCAACGCCGCGCCAATCTCAACCTCGCAGACGTTAGGCGGCAGTGCGCTCAGCGCCACCAACCCGGAACCGAATATCAGTAATATTCAGCAATTTATTCTCAATGCCGCGTCGTTTTCGTGTTCAACCGGCCTGGTGTCGGCGGCGGCCAGTCAGGCCGCGTCGTTTTTCGTGTCAAATACGTCTACGAAGAGCGTGCTCATCTGGTCAATTCGTATTATGTACTCCAATGCATCCCAGATTACCGATGTGCGCTCTCTCACGGCGGACGATACGAACATTAGCGGCGGCACGGCGGATATTGGCAACGCAATCAACCTGAAAAGCGGCGGTGGCACGATTGGATCGACGGCGGTCATGCATCATGCCGCAGGCGTGACCGCGCCTGGCGTGAGTGCATCCAGCGAACCATTGGATGAAGTGCTCAATCAGGTCAACGCTACTACCGAAGTGCTTTCGCCTGGGATGTTTCTCTACATCCCGGCTGGCACAGCGGGCGGTGTGGCGCTCTACACCGGCACAACGGCGGCGGGCAAGTGGACGGTGACTCTCAGGTGGAGCGAGTTCTAAGCCGTTCGTTCGTTACATACCTAGACGCCAATGCATGTGAGGGAAACCATGCCGTATGCCGTGAACAAGCGACTCTGCCGCGTGGCGTTCCGACCGTTCAGCCCAAATACCGCGCCGCACATGCCGCTCTGGACAGGCGCGCGTCGCATCGTGACGGGTGATGAGATTGTCACC